ACGGCTTTCTTGAAATTTTTACTATTGATATTCCACTCTGGTTTAGTTCTCGTAAACTAGATTTTGATTTATGGCTTGGTGATGTCAAAATAGCTTTCACCGAAAAGTGGGAAGCGTTTTCTGGATTCTTTACTGAAACAATACCGGACTGGTTTACACTTCAAAAAATAAAATTTGATGCATGGGTCTTTGGGGTTGGAGAAGCTTTTACTAAAAAGTGGGAATCATTTTCTGGATTCTTCACTGAAACAATACCGGGCTGGTTTAGTGCTCGTAAAGAAGAATTTGACATTTGGCTTGTTGATACTAAAAAAGCTTTTACAGATGCATGGGCAAATTTTAAAAAATTCTTCTTAGAAGATATTCCAGGCATGATTTCAGGATGGTGGGATGGCGTTAAAGGGTCGGACCTTTTTTCTGAGGTTAAATATTATTGGGATGAGATATATAAATTTATGACTGTAGATATACCAAAAACAATTAGTCTTTGGTATATAAAAGCGACTACTGCCGGTGAATTTATAATGGATTTTTTAAAATCATCATGGGACAATGTGGTATGCTTCTTTACAAAAGATATTCCTAAAGTAATAGATACGTGGGTTAATAATGTATTTGCAGTTAAAGATAGTTTTATGGATTTTTTAAAATCATCATGGGACAATGTGGTATGCTTCTTTACAAAAGATATTCCTGAAGTAGTAGATAAATGGGTTGGTAAGGTAATTAAAGTTAAAGATAATTTTATGAACGGCATTGCCAATGCATGGACTGCTGTCACAACATTTTTTACTGAAACAATACCTACAACTATAAAAGAATGGATAGTTCCAGATTTTGATTTAATGGGCAATATCACTGCAAAAGTTACTAATATGCTAACTATGATTTTTGATCTTATTCCAAGCATGGAAGATATTAAAAACAGTCTTATTAAGCAAGTACGCAAAATGGGTAGCATTGGTCAAGGAATATTAGAATTTTTTGGTATCAGTGCTGGAACAGAAGGCCCAGGTCCGTTAACTACACAGCAAAAAGTAGAGCTGAACACTAAACAGAGAACAGAACAGGGATTAAGACCTTTCGGGCCGTTGCTGGGGGTACAGGCGTTTAACCCTAAGACGGGGCTAATGCAGGATCACAATTATAAAAATTTAGGTAATTATATGGCCAGTGAACACGATGCAATGTCTAAACATAACCGTGATATGTTAATACCTATAGTGGAAAGGTTAACAGCAGCAGCTGAAGCCGAGAAACGAGCCAGTGCACTTCGCGAGGAAAGCCGATCCATGCCGAGTTCCGTAATTGGATCTGTTGGTGATACAACTACACAGTCTTCTGTTACTTATATCAGTCCTGAACGCTATGCCTATCTTGATATGTTTGAAGCCGGTACCGGTCGTGGTCCACCTAATACATGGCATTTAAATTAAAGGCCGACATTTCTGCCGGCCTTTAAAGTAGTAATGTAATTAATCTTAGTCTTCATTTACTAGATTAGCAAAGTGTGACATAATGTCATCGTCATCATTTGCTTCAGACGATGCCACAGCAGTCATTTGAGGCGCTGGAGCGGTCTTTATAGGAGCAGCTGGCCGTTCTTCACCTAGACTACGCTCTTGAGCCATGGTAGGCGCACCACCAACAGCGGCTTCACCTAGTACACTCATTAGCTTAGTTTTAAGTTCTGCGTATGACTTATAGCCTTCTTCTGCATATTTGTTTAAATCATGCATGGAATTATAAATCCCTTCAAGTTTTGCATCATCTTCAGATAGTGCTTCTTGTCGGCTGAACTCAGACTTATCATAATTACGATAGCCTTCAACATCACGAATTTTTAGTTTAAAGTTTGCACCAGTCCAGAAATCAAATGGATTAATTGGTTCCTCATCCGCGAAGTCTGGTTGCATTGCATCCATCAATTTATCGAAGATTTTTTTGCCATACTGATAAAGAAATACTTTACCCTCATTAGCAGGATTACCTGGATCGGATACAACTAAAATATTTGATACGTGATGTAAACGACGTTTTTGACGACGTGCAGTTTCTTTATCAGATTCTAGTCCGGTATTCCAGAGCTTACTATTCAGTTCGCCAACTGGATCTTCTTGACCAATAGAAGTAAGTGATTTTTCGATATACCATTTACCAGTTGGACCTTTAAAACCATGATCCCAATAACGAACCCATGGAAGTTCGGCACCTTCAGTAGCTGGAAGAAAGCGAATAACAGCATAACCATTATTCTGTTTGTCAACAGTCGGTTTCCACATACGATCATCCGTATATTTATTTGACGTTGCCCCACCACCAGCAGCTTCGGCTGCTGCGACGAGTTTATTAATCTGACCGCGGTCACGTTTAAGATTTGCAAAAGACATATTATGTTCCTTATATTTGCTGAATTATGTTTTTATATTACTGAATTATTATACAATATATTGTACGATTTGTACACTATTATATATCATTATTTTCTGATGAAAATAACTGTTTCTTTACCAGTATCTGGATTAACTGATGGGATCGCAACATGACCTTCAGGAACAGGTTGAGTTCCAGTATATTGCCATGTACGGCCAGCTTCTTTATTTGCTGGACCGGCATTAAAAAACTCTTCATTGTCATTCAAAAAGAGCATTGTGATCATAATTAGTTCAAACATTTTTGTTTTCCTTTGTTTGTTTTATGTGTTTATATAGTTGATAGTAATAGTCGAAAGTTGCCGGATAGTTGTCTGGGTCTGGTAACACTCCTTTAAACATTTTAATAAATTCTTGTATTTCATCGTTTGTCATTTTCCATACTCTGTCTTTTATCACAGTACATTATCCACATATACCAAGAAGCATATAGAGGTATAATAGCATTTAAATTAATTATTGGCGGTAATATCATTATTGCGGCAGGAAATATAAACACTGTCATGATAGCCACTGCTACATAATCATACCAACGTATCATTCAAATATCAATTCGTTCTGCTTTGGTAAAAAATTAAGACTCATTGCTTCAGCCTCAATTTTTTCTCGAATCACGTTTGATATAAACTTTTTTACATCTTGTGGATCTATATTTGTAATTTCACAAGTCTCAATAACAGCATCAATATATGATAGCTTTTTATCAATAACTTGCTTCTCTATCATTTTACCAAACTTAGCACGATTCATAAATTCTAATTCTTCTGCCATTTTAAACCTTTCTATTTAGCCAAAGCTCTTAATATGATAACATCTTTATTGATGCGTCCATTAACATTTTTTGATGTCTTAGTTGTGAGCTTTGACCATTCTTTATTGATCTGAGTCGAGGATTTACTTAAAATTATTGGAATAAATTCGTCTGGCTTACGAAGCCGTGTGCTCCGACATAGGTCAGCATCTAATCCGAGAATAGTAGTACCTTTGACTTCAAAGCCAATTGCCTTTTGACACACATATTCAGTTAATTCTCTATATTTCGTATTAAAAGTATAAAGCCGCATCGCACCAATAATTGAAGTAGGCGTAATAGATGTTAGCTTATATTCTTTTGACTCTTTTGCATAGTTAAGTTTTTCAACTTGTTTATCCGCAGTTTTAACTTTGGGTTTACGAGTAGCACGCAAAGCTTTTTTCGAAGCCATATACTTTTCGATTTCAGCACATAGTTCGGTAAGAAATTTTAAATATTTTTTACGACGTGACGTTGACCAGCCTGAATATGCTTCAATAAGATCTTCAGGTTTATCATTGATAAGTTCATTTATTTCATTTATCTGAGGTGTATAATACACAAAAGCAGTCTTAGCCATATTATATGGGGCATCGATTTTCTTTAATTCGTCATAGACTGAATAGTCGCCAGCAGTTTCCCAATTATCTACAACATTATCAATTCCGCCAATAAATTCAGACGTGCGCTCTTGAATAATTTCTTGAATGGTTTTCTTTACTGGACCAGTTTCTTCTGGCTTATTAGCCTTTTCAGCTTGTTTAGCTCTACCGCGGGCTAGTAATTCTTTTACATGCTTTTTTAAAACCTTATCAGCATCCCACCATGCTGGGAATTCTTTATCCATTTCTTTCCATACAATAGTAGATGCCAATAAAGGTAGACCCGCAAAGGACCACTCAGGCGCGTCCATGGCTATTCTAGCATCAGCTTTAGGAACAACTTTTCTGATATAAGACTTAATCTTGCTTATAACATCTTTCTTATCAACTTCTGTTCGGACGTAATCATTAAAATTACGAAAGTTATCTTGAGGAGCAGCCGCAAAACCAGTTCTTGCACGTCGAGAAAATGTTGGCTTAACTTTAGCTCTTTTTGTTGTCTTACGCGCTACCATTATCATAGTCCTTTATTTTAATCAAGTCATAATCACCATCATCCATTTCTTCATAATGAATATAACCTTCATGACATAATTTTGTAATTACGAGATCCACAATTCCTTCAACTTCGGCTTCTTTAGCATTACGCTGGCCGAGTACATAAGAAACAAAAATAATACCGGCGATGCAGACACCGAAAGTAATATTAGAGTTAATTAATAAGAGTTCGTTCATTGATATCTCCTTAGCATAAGACAATACTATCACAGTTTAAAAGTAATGTACACCTTTAAATGCGTTTTGTTTAATTTTTTCCGTTAGTAACGTATGAGCCTTCAGCCATATCATATGCTGCGACGAGTTCTTTTAACATATATGGTGTAATTACCACAATATTAAAATCTTCGTGTTCATCGTATTGTCTAATATAACAATATTCTTCGTCTACTATTATTTCAACATCATCAGCCCCGCCTTTATTATCTAAGATAGTAATAATGCTATGATCGAATTCATGTTCTATAGTAATCATTTAGATCTTTCGTATTAATATTTTTAACTTAGATATTTCAGCATTAGTAAGAGTGCAAATTGGAACTTCTAAAAGCTTTTCAACAGATTTAATTATAAAATCTTTATCTGACTGAATCATTTACTTTCCTTTTATATTTTTTAATGCACCTTTCACAATACTAGGATATTCGCCAAGAAAACTGCCAGCCTCTAATAATTCTTTACTTAAAAGATGCTTATGATAATGTGTTATATTATCCCATTCTTTTAGAATTTTATTGGCTAACTTGTCAAAAAAAGCATCTGACAATATAGGATCGTCCTCTTCATAATATGCATATGATGCCATGATATAGAATGGCACTGTCATATTTACGTTGTCTATTATAATTTCTTCAAAGCGATTATCAAAGTTTGCCATATTATCGTCTCATATTAGCAGCATCAATTGCTGCATTTTTGTTGTCTTTACGAATTGGCATAAGATTACTTTTATGTGTTACAACAATACCAGCAATCTCATCACCTGTGTATTTATTCGTTTCTTTTAGTGTACCATTTTCTATCTTATTAGAAAGCATCGAGCGGTTTGTACTGAATACGTGACGCTCATGACGATAGTCTTGTTTAGTACCTTTCACACCCATACGATCAAGAAAAGCCTGATGTTCAGCTTCTCTTGCTTTCCAACCAGGCTTCTTTTTGATTTTTGATTTTCCATGTACTTGAACGCCTTGAATCATGTGCATAGACATTGTATACTCCTTTTTATTTGGTGCGGATGGAGAGACTTGAACTCTCACGCCGTGAAGCACTAGAACCTAAATCTAGCGTGTCTACCAATTTCACCACATCCGCACACGTCTTTGGCTGGAACGGTAGGACTCGAACCTACAATCACCTGTACCAAAAACAGGGGCATTACCATTATGCTACGTTCCAAAAACTTCTATGTCAAGCAATAAATCTCTTTTTATGTTTTTTCGTTTGATGCTTTATCTTTTTCTTCATAACCAGTTTCAAAACAAAATTCACATTCTATTTTTGAAATCTCGACAACACCAGAACCATCACAATTCTTACAAACTTCGCTCTGATCCCACTCGTCTAATGCTATCTCTACTTGTGTCAACCACTCGTCGATGTTATCATCACCCCATATAGATATAGTCATTTTTTGTCCTCTCAGTGATAAGTGATTCTTCCTACTCTAGTAATATATCACAGTTTTAATGTAATGTACATAGTTAAATGCGGCTATACATAATAAACTTTTGGGCGATAAACATATTTACATTCCTGCACGCTATCAACACGAAAAGAACGCCAGCCTTCTGCCTTTGTATCCCAGCATGGAATGACTTCAGGATTTACAGCACGAACTTTCTTTTGAGTAATAGGTTCATC